GACAGCGGGCATACGGGATTGCGTTTGCCGAGGCGAACCCTGACGCGGTTTTCGCCCGAAAGAAGGCATGGCGCGACGCAAACGCGGAGCACGTACGTGAGCGTGAGCGGGCCTGGCGCGCGGCGAACAAGCCCGAGATGCTGGCGCGAAAGTACCGGGACAGGCGCATCGCTGCGGATCTGCCCGACGATGTCGCCGAGCTCGTCGACCCGGCCGTCGTCTTCGAGCGTGACCGCGGCGTCTGTCAGCTCTGCGGCGAACCAGTCGACCCGGAACTCCGAATGCCGGACCCGATGTGCGCGACGGTCGACCACGTGATCCCGGTCGTGGATCCCCGCAGCACTCACGCCTACGCCAACGTCCAGCTCGCGCACTGGGACTGCAACCGACGCAAGAACCGGACGGTGCCTGATGACGCTGAGCTTGTGGGAGGCAGCCGCTAGAACGTTCGAGCCGCCCTTGCGCCGCTGGACGACACCCGGTGCGCTCGCGCTAGCGCTCGATCCGAACACAGTCCAGACACCCGCGCTCGATCTGATCGACGCCGAACTGGTGAACCTGATCGACGACCCGGAAACCGATCGGCTAGCCGTGTTCATGGCTCCGCAGGAGGGCAAGTCGGTACGCGTGTCGCGCCGATTCGTCGAATGGGTGCTGTCAGAGCGTCCCGACTGGCGCGTCGCGATCGTGTCCTACGCCGACGAGATGTCACGCCGGCACGGCTCGGACATCAAACTCGATGCGCAGACGTACAACGGCGACGACGGCACCGCCGATCTCGGGATCAGGCTTCGCGATGACTCGCGATCCGCCGGTCGCTGGCAGATCGAAGGCCACACCGGCGGCGTGTACTGCGTCGGCATCGGCGGCGCGCTCACGGGCAAGCCCGTCGACCTACTCGTTATCGACGACCCGCTCAAGGACCTGGAGCAGGCCCAGTCCGAGGTGTACCGGGAACGGTGCATGCGGTTCTGGCGTGCAGTCGCGGTGCCCCGGCTCGGCCCGGGCGCCAAGGTCGTGCTGATCCAGACGCGGTGGGACGAGCGAGACATGGGCGGCCAGCTGCTCACCGAGGAGCCGGACCGGTGGCGCGTCGTCTCCATCCCGGCGATCGCCGAGAGCCAGGACGACCCCTTGGGACGCGAACCGGGACAAGCGATGGTCTCGGCGCGAGGCGACCGAGACTGGGACGCGATCCGGCGCTCAGTCGGTGAATACGTCTGGGCAGCGCTGTACCAGCAGCGGCCGGCGCCGGCGGAAGGCAATCTGTTCAAGCGCGCCAACTTCCGCTACTGGACGGCGTGCCCGCGGGCTGCGGTCAATCTTCCGGCGATCAGTTGCGACGACCGGACGGTCTACATCGACACGCTCTGGCGGTTCCTGACCGTCGATCTGGCTGCCAGCACACGGACGTCGGCCGACTACACCGTCGCAGCAGTGTGGGGCATCACGGCAGACGGGGACCTTGTCCTTCTCGACGGTCTGCGCGCCCATCTTGCGCCGGCAGATCACTGGGCGCCGATCAAGGCTCTGCGCGCGAAGTGGGACGCCGGGACAGTCTTCGTTGAACCTGCCGGTTTTGGCACCACCTTCGTGTACGAAGCCAGCCGGGACGGTGTGCCGATCACGGAGCTGAAGCCGGACAAGGACAAGCTCACACGCGCACTGCCCGCCGCCGCGCGACTGGACGCCGGTCGCCTGTGGGTGCCGTCGCTCGCCGAGGCGCCATGGGTGCAGACCTGGATCGACGAGCTCGCGGTGTTCGACCACGGCGCGCATGACGACGTCGTTGACGTATTCGGCTACGCGGCTCGCGTGGCAGCGGCGCACTGGCTGCCGCCGGAGCCGGCCAGCGTCACCGAACCGCGGCGGATGGCCGCGTTGACCGCAGACCCGAACGAGCCGGCCGAATACGACCTGATGTCGATGCCCATGTAGCCACGTATCGAGGAGGAGTGACTGCGGTGGCGGACAGTAACCTTCCAAAATCGCTGCGCGGGTACATCGACGACGCCGCGGTCCTCACCCTCGACGGTTACACCACGGCTGTCGACTTCCTGCTCGAGCACGTCCCGGCGCTCATCCACCCCGAATCCGTCAAGGCGTACGCCTCGATGCGGCACGACCCGATGGCCGCCGGGATCCTGCAGGCCTACTCAGGCCCGATCGAACGCGCCCACTGGTCGCTCGACCCCGCCGGCTGCCGCGACGAGGTCGTCACGAAGACCGCCGACGACCTCGGCCTGCCGATCAAAGGCTGGGCCGACGAACCGGACCAGAACGAGCCCGACCGCAAGGTGCAGGCCGCTACCGGCGCGCGCCGCCGCCGCTTCACCTGGTCCGATCACCTGCGCCTGGCCGGCATGTACCGGGTGTTCGGTCACGCGTTCTTCGAGCAGGCGTGGACGCAGGGCATCGACGGGCGGTGGGCGCTGGACATCGTTCAGGAGCGGATGCCGCAGACCATCGCGGCACTGAAGCTGAACGACGACGGCACGCTCAACGCGGTCGCGCAGGGCTCGATCGTCGGCAAGGACACCACGCTCATCACGACGGCGGACCACCGGCTGGTGCACTACGTCCGCAACCGCGAGGGCTCGAACTACTTCGGCCAGTCGCTGCTGCGGCCCTGCTACGCGCCGTGGCTGATCAAGTCGCAGGTCATGCGTGTCTGGCCGACCTCGAACCGCCGCAACGGCATGGGCATCTGGCAGGTCACCGCACCGGCCGGCGCGACGCCGCAGCAGATCGCCGAGGCGCAGCGGATCGCGTCGACGACCCGCGCTTCCGAGAGCGCCGGCCTCGGCCTGCCGCCCGGTTTCACGGCCGAGCTGAAAGGCATGACCGGCACCCTGCCGAACCACGCCGAGCTCGCGCAGTTCTGCGACCAACAGATGGCCCGCGCGACCGTGACGCTGCTGCTGACGATGGCCGGCGCCGAACGCGGCAACCGGTCGCTTGGCGAGACCGTCATGGACCTGCTGATCATGGCGCAGCAGGCCGACGCCGAGTTCCTCGCCGACCAGGGCACCCGTCAGCTCGTGATCCCGCTTGTCGACGCGAACTTCGGCGAGAACGAACCCGCGCCGCGGATCTGTGTCGGGGATGTCGGCGCGGACGTCGAGACGACCGCGCAGGACGCGTATTGGCTGTGCATGTCGGGCGCGATCAAGCCGGACAAGCCGTGGCGCGAATGGCTGCGGCAGACGCGCGGCGCACCTCCCGAGAACCCGAACGACCCGGTTTTCCTGACCGAGGCGCCGCCGCCGCGTGCCGAGTCCGCACCGGTGCCGGACCCGAACGCACCCACACCGCCTGGAGGCAACTGATGGCGCTCAACGTGACGGACCGACACCCGGCCACCCAGCACTTCGCGCCGCTGTTCTCGTTCGAGCACATCGCCGAGGGCAAGCTCCGTGAGATCAGCGCCGAGTGCCACGCGTTCGCGCAGAAGATGCTCGACGCGCTGCCGGACGGCCCGGAGCTGTCCGCCGGCCTGCGCAAGCTGTTGGAGGCGAAGGACTGCCTCGTGCGCGCCGCGCTGCTCGACCTCGGGCACAAGGCCGCGCCGAACGCCCCCGGCAAGGTCGACCAGGCGCAGGCCATCGCGCAGGACGCGGACAAGCCCAGTGCCTGACGCAACACCGCGCTACCGCTACTGGGGCGACCACAAGCCGGTTGCACTCGCGCGGCCCGTTGAGACGGTCACGATGGCCGCGACGACGGGCAAGAAGACCGCGCAGATCCGGCTCTACGGTCCGATCGATTCGTGGGGCGCACCGTTCGGCGTCGCGGCCAGCGAGGTGGCGTCTGCTCTGGACAGCATCGGCGACGCCGACGTCGAGATGCACGTGCATTCACCCGGCGGCGACGCGTTCGAGGGTCTGGCAATCATGAACCTGCTGCGACAGCACCAGGGCGGCGTAAGCATCGTCGTCGACGGGCTCGCAGCGTCGGCAGCGTCGATCGTCGCGATGGGCGCCGACACGGTGACGATGGTCCCCGGCTCGCAGATGATGATCCACGACGCGTCCGCGCTGGCGATCGGTCAGGCCGACGACATGCGCGAGGCCGCAACGATGCTCGACAGCATCTCGTCCAACGCTGCTGACCAGTACGCCGCGAAGTCCGGCAAGCCGTCCGACGAGATGCGTGCCGCGATGAAGGCCACGACGTGGTTCAAGGCACAGGAAGCGGTCGACGCCGGCCTGGCGGACGCGGTGCTCGCGCCGGAGACCGAGCAAGCGAAGGCGGCTCAGGCTGCGGCCGCGTCACTGCGCTTCGACCTGTCGATGTACCGCAATGCGCCCGTGCTCGATTCTCGCTGCCAGTGCGGCGCGAACGGCACCGACGTCAGCGACGACCCGCGCATGGAGCACAAGGACGAGTGCCCTATGCGCACACAGACCCCGGCCGAACCGCCGGAGACACCCACCGAAACCGAGGAGGCGGACACCATGTCCGACACCCTGATCCAGGGGCTGCGCGAGCGGTTCGGCCTGCCGGAGGACGCCGACGACACGGCCGTCCTCGCCAAGGCGGACGAGCTGCTCGACCAGGCCACCAAGCCCACCGAGACCAAGCCGGCCGACGGCAAGGTCGACCTCAAGGCCGCCGCGGCCGCGCTGGAGGCCGACGGCAAGCTCGTCGTCTCCAAGGCTCGCTTCGACGCCCTGGCCGAGCAGGCCGCCGAGGGCGCGAAGGCGCGCGCGACGCAGATCGAACGCGACCGCGACGAACTGATCGGCGCCGCGATGGACGCCGGCAAGATCAGCCGCTCCGACGCGACCCGCGAGGTGTGGGCCAAGGAGTTCGCCCGCGACTTCGACGCCGCGAAGGCCGACCTCGAGTCGCTGCCCGCGCGGTTCCCCGTCGGCGCGCCGCAGGGCCACCAGGACGACGGCAGCACCGCGAAGGCCGCTGTCTTCACCGACGACGAGGCCGAGGCGCTCGCCGCGCTGTCCGGCACCACGAAGGAGGCGCTGAGCAATGGCTGACTACCTGCCGCTCTACACCGACGACGACGACGGCATCACCGTCACCCTGTCCGGCACCGTAGTCGGCGGCCAGCTCGTCACCGCCGCGGGTGCTGTCGCAGGTGACGCCGCGACCACCGTCATCGGTGTCGCCGCCCAGGACGGCGTGTCCGGCGACAAGATCACGGTCTGGCCGAACAAGTTCCACCGGCTCACCGCCTCCGGAACGATCACCGCCGGTGAGCCGCTGTGCGCAGCCGCGGCCGGTGCGGTCCGCGCCGCCGTCATCGGCACCGACCCGGACAACGCGGTCATCGGCCGTGCCCTGACCGCCGCCACGAACGGCGTCTCGGTCTCCGCCTCCCTCTTCGGCATCTGAGCCGGGACAGGACACCACCATGGCTGACAACGTGACCTACCCGGTCCCCACCGTGAACGGCACCGCCATCACGGTCGACTGGCTGCTCAACGACCCCCGCCGCATCTACCGCCTGCTGCGCACCCTCGTGCAGCAGCGGCTGATCGCGTGGCGGCTGCTCACCGGCCGCGTCGACCTCACCGGCACGGGCTTCGGCATCTACGAGGTGTCGGAGGCGATCTTCGCCACCCAGCAGGGCACCATCGTGCGCCCGCTGAGCCAGTACACGCTCACCGACACCGGCGTTCCGACGCTGGCGGACGTGCGGCCGGACAAGACCGGCCTGAAGGAGATCTTCTCCGACGAGGTCATCGCGCACGGCCGCATCGACAAGGTCATGCGCGACCTGATCAAGATCGCGAACCGGCTGGTGTTCCAGAACGACGCACTCGCGCTCGCCGCGATCGCGTCCGCCGTCACCAAGACGATCACCGCGCACGGCACCTGGGACGGCACCACAGGTGCGGACCCGCTGCAGGACTCGCTGCTCGCCGCCGCCGCGGTCGAGGAGGAGAACCAGGGCTACTCGGTCGACACGGTCGCCACCACGCCCACCAAGTTCGCCTACGCGATCAGCTCGGCCGTCAAGCAGGGCATCCTGCCCCGCGAGTCGGCCAACAACGCCGCGACCCGCAACATCAACGCCATCGACATCGCCGGCCTGACGTGGGTCAAGACCACGAACATGCCCGTCGGTGTCACGGCGGTCGCGCTGGACTCCACCATGCTCGGCTCGCTCGCCTACGAGCGGCTCGGCGGCGGCTACCAGGGCGACCCGTCGGACGTGCAGGGCGGTGTCGAGGTCAAGCGGTACCGCGTCGAGGACTCGGACGGCGTCGCCGTGCAGGCCCGCATCGTCCGCGCCCCCATGGTCCAGGAGCCGAACTCGGCCCGCGTCATCCAGGGAGCGTGAGCAGCATGGCGAAGATCTCCAAGTACGACGGCCTGCACGTCAAGGTCGACAGCGGCCGCATCGTGCGCTGCGACAAGGGCGCGGCGCTGCCGAGCAACGCCGACGAGGAGCACGTCGTGCTGCTCGAGCTGCGCGGCATGGTCGAGGACGGCGAGCCGAATGCGGGCATCGTCGCGTCCAGTGGTCCGGTCGCGTTCGATGTCGACGCGGACGCGGCGAAGAGCAAGAGCGGTCGAAAGTCCGAATCCTGATGCGCACGTTGTGCGATCCGGTGTCGGGCACGACCGTCGATGTGCCCGACACCGATGCCCAGCTGCTCGCGTACTACCGCGGCGAGGGCTACCTGGACGCGACGGATCTGGAGCGCGCCACGCCACTCGCAGTCGCCGACGCCGACTTCAACACCGCGCCGGCGGTCGAGGTTGACGAGACGGACATGGAGCATTCCGCCGTCGAGGATCAGGCGCACGACGAGCCCGAATCCGAGGACACCACCCTCGATCTGGGCTGACCGACCTGCCGGGGCTCGGCGTCAAACGGCGCCGGGCACTGCACTGCACACGACTCGCCGCATGGCCGCTTGGGGGCGCCAAGCCCGGTCCTTTCGCCCCTGCAGCAGCGCGTCCAGCGCCGAGCCCCGGCACACCCCGTGAGGAGGTTCGATGGACAGCTACGCCACCACGGACCAACTCACCGCATGGCTCGCACCGGCGACATTGCCGGCTT